CAACGCGAGGATTCGCCGGTTGACAACAACTGGCAAGACGACTGTATGGCACATCTGGGCCACAGGCTTTGAAGCAGAGTTATACCGCCGACTCCGCGCAAAGCAGAACACATTGGCGGAGTTTTTGAATTTGGTGCAAGGCATCAACAGTGACGATTAGTTAAACAGTTAGGATTTACTTATGAACTATGAATTAGCCGCAGAGAAATATCTGCAAGTACGCGGTGCTATTGACGCCCTCGAGCGTGAGCACAAAGCCGCTAAGGCAAAGCTTATGGAAAAGCTTGTTGCTGTAGAGAACTGGATGACTGCTAAAGCGCAGGAAGATGGTCTCGAGTCTGTCAAGACAAATTTTGGTACGGCCTACTGGTCGACACACCATACCGCGACCGTTGCGTCGCGTGAAGAGTTCTTTGCGTATTGCAAGGAAAACGATTCGTGGGACATGGTAGAAGCCCGCGCATCGAAACTGGGAGTTAAGAGTTTCATTGAAGCCAATGGTGCTCCACCCCCCGGTGTCAACTTCTCATCAACCCGCGTATTTAATCTACGTAAAGCTCAATCAAAGGAATAACTTAATGAATGACGACGACTTAGTCCTCGCGTACATGACGCACACAGCACGTGTATGCCATGAGGTGAACCGCGCATATTGCCAAGCTATTGGCGATGACAGCCAACCTTCATGGGAAGACGCGCCAGAGTGGCAAAAGGAAAGCGCCTTGCTAGGCGTAGACCTGCATACCCACAACGACGTTGGCCCTGAAGCTAGCCACGAAAGTTGGATGGCTCAGAAAATTGCAGATGGTTGGGAGTATGGGTTGGTTAAAGACCCAGTGCTAAAAATCCATCCCTGCATCAAACCATTTGCTGATCTACCTAAAGAGCAACAAATTAAAGATTACCTTTTCCGCGCAGTGGTTCATGCCATGCGTCCCCCCAAAGCTCAATAACAGGAGTAACCTCATGAGCAACATTCAAACAGTACCTGCACACATTGCAGCCCGTATCGCCGCCCGTCAACAAGCAGGCGTTAAGTCAACAGTTGCTTCTGCCATCGTCGGCAGTGACAATGGCGGTGGTATTCCCCGTATCAGCATTCGTGCAGGGCGTTACCGCCTGAGCGAAGACGGTGTTGAAACAACAGTTGGCGTCACGCTAGACACCATCATCGTAGGTGCAAACCCTAGGGTCTCCAAGGTGTTCTACGCTAAAGCGTTCGATGCATCAGCAGAGAATGTCCGTCCAGATTGTTGGTCGAATGATGGTCTCAAGCCTGATGCTAGCGTTGAGGCTCCCGTTCACAGTGGTTGCGCTGACTGCCCGAACAATGTGCTTGGCTCTAAGATTCTGCCCTCTGGTGCAAAGTCAAAGATGTGTGCCGATCAACGTCACTTGGCAGTGGTGGCCGCGGCTGATCCATCAAAGGTCTACAGCCTGACCGTGCCTGTCAGCGGCATGAAAGCTTTGCGTGAGTACTTCAAGGACTTGGGCAACTACGGCATTGGCCCTGAAGAAGTCATCACTGAGTTGGGCTTCGACGACCAAGCTAGCTTCCCCAAGATCACATTCAAGCAAAAAGGTTACGTGCCTGAGAAAGCAATTTCTCGCGTCGACACTTTGTTGGCAAGTGATTCTGTTAAAGTAGCTACACGTCAGCTCGCTCCTCAAGCGGCAGGGCCTGCTATTGCGGCACCAACAGCGAAGCAAAGTATTGCGGCACCTGTTGCACCCGTACAACAAGTCGATGATGCATACGAAGACGAAACGGTGTCTCATGGTGTTCCACAGAAAACCACAACGGCAAAACCAGTCGTCGCTCCAGTAAAAGCGTCGGATGAATTAGCGGCAAAGCTCGACAGTTTGTTCGACGAGTAATAAAATAAAAACGTAAATCGCTCCCCGGGTAACGCCGGGGTTTTTCATCTAGGGGCATGTCTTGGACACAAAAAACTTTCTTACTCGTATATTTGCCCAACGTGACGAAGTCGTCATCATGGCACACAAGCCTGACCACACAGGCCAAAACCCAAGAGGGTTCGGTTGGAACCGCGGATCGTTCTCAGATATCGACGAAGCTGTTGCCAACATTTCAATGTGGGATGCTGAACCTGAGACCACAATTTATTTTTCTGTTGGTGCGTTTACAAACAACAGAGTAGCTCGACCGGATGGTCGTGAAAAGATCGAACGTAAACAAGTGCAAGCCACTTGGTTCAAAGCACTGGCCCTCGATTTGGATATTGGCAGTAAGACACCTTACGCCACTAAGGCTGAAGGTATGAAGGCGATGATGCCTGCGCTTGCGGCTATTGGTATGCCAGACCCCATGGTGATTTCATCCGGCAACGGCGTGCACTTGTATTGGCCACTGACACAGACTGTGAGTAGGGAACACTGGGAGAAAGCCTCCATTGCATTTCGCATTGCATTAGAAGAACAGGGAGTTGTAATTGACACATCAAAGATTCACGACCCATCTATGGTGCTCCGTCCCGTCGGCACGCATCATAAGAAGCAACAGCCATGGAAGGAAGTCAAGTGTGTTGCGGACTGCCCAGACTACGATGCAGCTTCGCTCTTCACGATCCTTAAGCCTTGGTTCAATAAAGGGCCTGTCGCAAAGAAAGCAACTGCATCACGCAAGGGTGGGAAGTCATCAATACTCGATGCAGTGCTCAACTCAAATGATGTCAACCTCGACGCAGTTGCAAGCCGATGCAACCAAGTCAAAGCTCTTGTTGATTCTGGCGGCGTTCTCGATGCCGCTGGTCGCGATGTACCTGAGCCATTATGGCGTGCTTCGCTAGGCTTAGCCAAACACTGTACCGATGTCAAAGAAGCTGTCATCAAGATCGCAGGTAAGCACCCTGACTTTGATCTCGATACAAGCATGGCCAAACTCGATGGTTGGAATGGTACAGGGCCAACCACATGCGCTAAGTTCGAGCAGCTGTGCTCCAAGGGTTGCGAGGGATGCCCGAGCCGTGGAAACATTACAAGCCCTGCGCAGTTGTCCGTTGCTACTGAGACTGAGATCGTTACTGAGGCAGGCGAAGAGTTCACGTTCACATTGCCCAAGGGCTACGCGATTCAGAATAACAACATCATGCGCGAGGTCAAGACTGAGATCACGACGACCGATGCAAACGGCAATGAAGTCGCGCAAGAAGTAATTGAGTTTGACCACGTCAGCCCCTACGAGATGCACATCACGGGTGTGTACCACGACCCAGAGAGTAAGAAGTCAGCGTTCAAGATGCTGACCAAATACCCGATGACTGGGTGGAAAGAAACAGAACACGAGATCACTGTGCTTGCGACGATCGGCAAGGACTTCTCAGGATTTTTATTGAACCAACAAATTTATATTAAAAATGCTGGACAGCAAGAAAAAGTACGGAGTTATTTAATGGACTATTTATCTATGGTGCAACAACAAGCGCCCACAGGTTTGGACTATATCAACTTTGGTTGGCAAGAAGACGGCTCGTTCATGTGCGGGCAGACAGTGCTAGGTTCTCCAACTGGCACAGTAGATACACGTCTGCGTGGCCCTGCGTCTAACTTCGCTAAGCTTATTGGCCCGCATGGTGAACGCTCTGAGTGGGTACGTGCTATGGAAATGCTGACCCTACCCGGCACAGACAACATTCGTGCATCTATACTGACTGGCACAGTGGGTATCCTCGGCCCCGTTGCGGGTAACGCGACAGCCATCGTGTCAATCTATTCGCATGAGACAACAACGGGCAAGTCACTGTCCATCATCGGTGTTAACAGTTTGATCGGCTACCCCAAGGAATTGTTCTTGAGCCAGAAGGACACAGCCAACGCGCTGTACAAAATGCGTGGCGTGCTGAACAACTTGCCATGCTGTATCGATGAGATGACTGCGTCTGATGACCGTGACATGGCCGACATAGGCTACACATTGAGCTCAGGCCGCGAAAAGATTTCCATGACGAAAGAGCGCGAGTTGCGCGAGCCCGCTAAGTGGTGTGGGCCTACTCATGTGACGTCCAACATTTCGATGTATCAGAAATTTGAGAACGCGCAGTCTGGCAATGACCCATTGAAGGCCCGTTGCTTGGAGTTCATTCAGGACGACAGAGAATTTATCGCTACCCGCGAGGATGGGCGTAGCAATGGTTATGACTTCTATGAGATCGTTGAGAAGAACAACGGTTGGGCATTCCCTGAGCTTGTGCAAGTTGTGATCGACAAGGGCGGCCCCGAGGCTGTATGGAAATGGTCTGAGGCTTCGTTTAATAAAACGTTCGGCTTTGTGTTCGAGCCACAAGAGCGCTTCTACAGAACGCTCCTCATTGCATCATGGGGCATGGGGCGTATCGGTGAAGCACTGGGCTTGTTCCCATTCGACATCAAGGCAACCATTGAGTACATGATTGAGCGCGTTAAACAGACTCGTCAAGCCGCGGTTGAAAGTAAGTCAGATGTGTTCGACACCATTGGCCAATACCTGATGGAGCACAATGACCGTTTGGTGCATTGCACAGAGGTGTATGGCACAGGTAAAGAGCAGGTAACGCAACCGGCTCCAGATAAGGCCGTTGCACGTATCAAGGTTGTCTATGATGCGGCTAACCCCGTGCTGCCCGGTAGCGTGGCGGCGCTTAACTTGGCGTTGCTCAAGTCTTGGCTCAACAGAACCAAGGACAGCATGGATCGTGTTGTACGGGAACTACAGGCAAATGGTGCATTGATCTCCGCCCGCGAGCGCGTGACTGTGTTCAAAGGATGCAAAGACAGAAGCCCCGGCCAGACGCATTGCGTGATGGTGAATTTAAATCACCCTCGTTTTGTGTCTACGCTAACTGGCACATCCTCTAGGGAACAAAGCCCTGTGCTACTGGCTGTTCTAAATGGCGCGGCTGTGGGACAATAAGCAATCTTTTGTGAGGACAACATCATGCCACGTGACTACAAGAAAGAGTACGCCAACTACCAAGGCAAACCTGAACAGATCGCTAACCGAGCTGACCGCAACGCGGCACGTCGGCATATGGAAAAGAAGGGCATCGTCCGAAAGGGCGATGGCCTCGACGTCGATCATAAGAAGCCCATTGCAAAGGGCGGTGGAAATGGCGGAGGTAACCTCCGCGCAGTTCCTAAGTCTGCGAACCGTTCGTTTGCACGAACACGTTCAGCAGGGATGAAGTAACTACTTCTTTTTAAGCGTAGCGGAGTTCGTTTTAGCGTTGTATTTATACTCGCTTGGCGAACGTCCACTTTCTTTCGCAGCGCGATCTTTAGCTCTACCGGCATTACCTAGGGCTTGGCGAGCCTCACCCTTAGCTGTTAGCTTTCCATTAGCTAAATCCCCACGCTTCGTCAGAATGGCAATGGCCATACCTCTAGCGTTCTTATTACCCTTTGCAGCAAGCTGCTGGGTAAGTCTGTTCTCTAGAGCAGGCATTACTTCTTAGCTTTTGCAGCGCACATACCCATCTTGGCGCACTTGGCTGGGTTAGGGCAGCCTTTACAGGGTTTGAAAGGTGCAGCTTTTTTTCCTGCGGGTTTGGCGGGGGCCATCATCATTTTCTTGCCGTACATAATAATCTCCAATCAAGGGTTAACGAAAGTTCGCGGTTTTTGCAGCAATCTTTTTGGGTTGAGCTACAAACTGTTTGCCTTG